TTTCTGCTCTTGAAGATAAACTCAATAAATAATCAAAAAGAGATATGTTACAGGGTTCTGGAGCAATAAGATTCTCTGATATTATCCGTGAATTTGGTCGTGCTGACGGTGGTGGTGGTGTCAGTTTAGGTCGCTATCGTGTTTCCGAAACTTATGGGGCAATGTCAAATTTGCCCATTGATACTGGTGTTCCTCAATCAGGTCAAATTGCCTTCAGTAATTTTTACAATAAACAACTTAACGTTGTTGTTAATTACTATCATGGTAGTGATGAAAGAAGGGTTCTTGCTAGAAACAGATACAATAATGGACCTGGTAACGGAAGAACAAACGTAATTGGTGGGTTTAGACAAAAACCTGGTAACTCATCAGGAACTAGAGTTATCCTCCATGTTAATCATAGAATAGGTTCTAATCGTACATCAGACTCTGGCGGTCTTACCTGTGCAATGCGAACTGGTAATTGGGAAAGTGGAACCAACTTAGATTTATATGTTGGTGGTAATGGTCAAATTATGGGCGCTGGTGCCGATGGTGGTAAGGGTGGAAATAGAGGTCGTGGATGTACCAATGGTAAAAGAGCAAACACTGGACTTGGTATCTCATATCCTTTAGACATTTGGAACTATGGTCTCATCGCTGGTGGTGGCGGCGGAGGCGGCGGCGGAAACGGTGCCAAAAATGATAGTAGACGTAGAAGAAGATGGCGTAGAAGGAAGAAGAAAAAGAGGAGAGAAGGCGGCGGCGGAGGCGGCGGCGGTCAAGGTTTCCCTGGTGGTCAGGGCGGCAATGGCGGCGGCAATCGCGGAAGAGACGGTGATAATGGTAGTCAGGGTGGACCTGGTAGTGGTGGCGGTGCTGGTCGCGGTACGAATGGTGCTCGCGGTGGTGGATTTGGTCAAGATGGTGGAAATTCATCCTGTGGAGGAGGTTCTAAAGGTAGAGCAATTATCATTGGAAGTAGTGGATCTCACAACTTCGTTGTTCAGGGCAATATCTTTGGTCCTGTCGAGAACCATAACCCACAATGATAAATAACTAGAAAAGCATCCTGAGATGGCGAATTATAACAAACAGTTTAATTTTCGTAATGGAGTCCAAGTTGACGACAATAAGTTAATTGTAACCCAAACTGGTCTGGTTGGTATCGGAACTACCGTTCCAACCGAATCTCTGGATGTTCGTGGCGGAAATGTAACGGTCTCGGGATTTGCTACAGCATCTCAATTAAGAGGTCAAACTCTTGTTGTTTCTGGAAAAGCAACTATTGATGAGGTTGCATTTACCTCTAGTGTTGTTGGTGCTGGAGTTAGTATTAGTTCTGGATTTATAACTGCAACAGATCCTACAGGAATTGTTACCTATTATGGTGATGCTAGGTTCCTTTCTGGGATGCCAACATCGCAGTGGTTAGACAAAGATGTTGGTTTAGGATTTACCAGCATTTATAACAGAGGATATGTTGGTGTTGCTACTGATGACCCAAGACATACACTTCAAATTGGTGGAACTACAGACCCACTTAACTTTGAACATGGTGTTGGCATCACTTCAGAAGGAAATATCTATGCAACAGGTATTGTAACTGCCCATAGTTACGTTGGCATGGGTTCTGAGCTGACATTACTTGATGGTGCAAACATTGGGTTGGGAACTATTTCTAACGATAGACTTCCTGTTCTGCTCAATTCCAAATTACCTGCTGATGTTTCTATTTCTGGAATAGTTACTGCCACTGGAGGATTTTCTGGTAATATAACTGGTAATGTCACTGGTATTGCAACTGGTGCAGAAGGGTTGGTTGGAGTACCAAACATTGTTGTTGGTATTTTAACTGCAAATGCTGTTGCATCATCTAGTTTTATTGGTGGAATTACTGGTGATGTTACAGGTAACTTAACAGGTACTGCGACTACAGCAGCATCACTTACATCAACAGCAGATGTTGACATTGATGATCTCACTGTTGGTGTTGCTACAGTAACTAATAAATTAGTGGTTGATGGTTCTGTAGGAATTGGAACTTCCTCAGCACCTAATGGGGGTTTACAACTATTAAAAGATGGATCTTCACAGATTAGTGTAACTAGTAACTTTGGTGTTTCCAAAGTTTCTGTAGGCAGATCAGAAATGTTCACATCTTCAAATGACTTTGGAGAACTGCGTTACGGAAACGACAGTGGATTATTCCCATATAGTGAATATGAAGCACTTGATTTAGTAAACTATGGTAATGGTAATGTCAATTATTATCTACAGGCAGGAACTGCTGGTGTAGGTACTGGAAATTTCCATTGGCACTTCCAATCAAACCAGTTGATGAGTTTGACCAATGATGGTCACTTAGGTTTGGGTATAACAACTCCATCAACAAGATTACAAGTTTCTGGTATGACCAGCACTACTGGTCTAACAGTTACTGGTACTGCATCTTTCGGTCAAGAACTTTCGATTGATAGTAATGTTAGTATCGGTTCAAGTCTAACTGTTAATGAAGTTTATGTAACAGGTGGTTCTACAGGTTTAAAAGATGCTGCTGGAAATAGTTTAATTACTGGTGGTAACTTTGACATCAATTCTGGTATTTCAACTGCTAATGATTTAGATATTGAAGGAACTCTTCGTATTGATCTTAATGGTGATGCTGGAGAAGGTATTCTTATTTCCGCTACAGGAGGTACAGAAAAACCACTAGCACCACTTCAAATTGGTCAGGGTGTAGATTCTCCAGAAAATACAGTTATCGTTGAAGAAGGTTCTGTTGGTATCGGAACAACATCAATTAGAGATGAAATTGCTTTAGACTGTTTAGAAGGTGATGCAATCTTTGCTAGTGTTGGTATTGGAACTACGGATGTTGATAGTAACGCAGTGCTTCAAGTTCATGGTCCTGTTAGGATCTTACAAAGCGATGCAGAACCAACAGTAACACCAGGTATTGAATGTGTCGGTATTATAACTGCTACTGGTGGATTTAGTAGTGGAATTGGTACTGGTGTCAAGATAAGCGTTAGTGGAAATAATCTTACGTTTACTGTTGCTGGTGTAGGAAGTACAACACTCATCTTATCATAATCGCTAATACTTGACAAGATTCAATATCATGAGTAGAATTGGTTTGTTGCTTTTGAAGAGAAGATGGAGCCTAGTAAATCTATAGACACTAATGTTAAAAATCCTTTGAACGTAAAAGGGAAGATTAACTATCGCTCTGAACTTGATGTAAAAATTTTTCCTGTTACTTACTTTCATCTTAATATCCCAGATAATAAGATGTTGAAGGATAAGTTATCAGATAAAATTGTAAAAGATTCTGAGAATCTACCTATTCCAGAAGGATGGACAACTACTTGCCTTAGAACTTCTTTTGATGGTGAACCAAGAGGGAAAGAAATTTTCTTTGGTGAAGACAATACGTATCAAAAATTATTAGAAGAACGATACGGTAGAGCGATTAGATCGGTGTTTGATGCACCATTTCAGGTTGCTATTGATGAACTGTGGTATAATGTATATACAGATGGTGAATGGCAAGAAGAACATGACCATATTGGTGGACCATGGGGGGCACATTTTTCTTGTATTCACTTTTTATCTTATGATAGAAAGAGGCATGTACCTGTTAGATTCAAAGATCCCATGGCACAAATTCGCAATTTAGGTATTGAATTAGACAGAAATGATTATGATGAAGTATGGGAACCGAATATCTATGAAGGTGACTTGCTTATGTTCCCATCATGGTTGGTTCATTCAGTAAGACCAGGACCACCGACACCAGATTATCCAAGGATTACAATAGCATTTAACTTTAGAGTATTAGAGTATGAAGGTGATAAAATATGATTAACGTATATGATGATTTCTTTACTGAAGAAGAGCGTGATGACATTATGAGATATTGCGTTGACGCACCATATTATTATGGTGAAACAGACAACGATGATACTCCACCTACAGGACTGGTTCATAATTTGTGGACTGTATTTCACAATCCAGAAAAAATACCTGGAGAACATATACCTTTTGGAACTACATGTGATGATAGGATAGATCCAAAAAAGTTTTTTGATTTATTTGTCAATAAAATTGAAAATGAATTTGAAGAATTTTCAAAAGAATATCTTTCTAGGTTCTATATAAACTGTTTTTCCCCAAAGGATGAACCCATGTGGCACACTGATGCTGCTCCAGGAAAAGATTCTACTACTTGGATATACTTTCCAGACTATCGTTATGATTTAGAAGAAGGTGGAGAAACACAATTCCTTTTAGATGATGAAATTTATGGAATTATTCCACAACCAAATCGTATGATTTCATTTCCTGCACAGATTCTTCATAGAGCAACATCATTGAGAACAAGGTATCGTTTTACTGTTGCTATTAAATACGATTTCACTCAACATAGATAATATAACTCTTTAGATAACATGGGTAAGAAAATTGCTATTGTTGGTGCTGGAAATGCTGGATGTATTTCTGCACTACAACTATACTTTTTAAAAGAAGAAGAACAAGGTGATGTTATTGGTGAGATTGAAATCTATCATGACCCAGATCTTCCTATTGAAAGAGTTGGTCAGGGATTGCAATTAGATACTCGTACTACAGTGTTTGATTGTCTTGGTATGAATTGGATTGACAAAAACCTCATCAATGCAACTATCAAACAAGGGATAAACTATGAGGGTTGGGGTAAAAAGAATCCTAACTTTTTTCATGCTTTTGGTGGTGGTGAGGTAGCAGCACATTATATTCCGTCTTTACTATCTCAGGAGACACTAAAGTCTGGTCTATTCAAAGTTGTTGAAAAGAATATAACTGATATTGATAATCAGGTTGATGCTGATTATGTAATTGATTGTCGTGGAACTCCAGATGTTCTTGATGATAAGTATGAAATTCTTAGAAATCCATTGAACTCTGTTATTCTTGCAAAAGAAGATGGTAGAGATATAGATTTACTTTATACTCGCCATGTTGCCACACCAAACGGTTGGACATTTATCATTCCAAATCATGATAGTGTATCTTATGGATATCTCTACAATAGTGATATTACAAGTAGAGATGATGCTGAAAAGGATATGATCGGTCGTTTTGGTGTAGAACCCGATGCTAATCTATCGTTTCAAAATTATGTTGCTAAAGATATTTGGGCAGATGAAAGAACATTACTGAATGGTAATCGGTATTCATTTATTGAACCTATGGAAGCAACTGCATCAAGTGTTCATGCAGATGTTGCTCAATCCTTATATGCAATGTTAATTGATGAAATTTTTCAGAGTGAAGTTAATCCACACATGAATAAGCATGTAAAGAGATGTCAAGACTTTATTCTCTGGCACTATAAAACTGGTTCAATTTATGATACACCTTTCTGGAAACATGCATCTAAATTAAAATACTCGAAGAAAAAAGACATCGAGAATTATATTGAGAGTTCAAAAAATGCTCCCAGAATTACCCCTGATGCAGAAGACGAAAACGACGAAGATTTTGGTCAATGGGGACCACCTAGTTTCAAATGCTGGTATGACAACACGAACTGAAGTATTTCCTGTAACTATATTCAAGTCTAAAGTTCTTAATAACGAGACTTTGAAAGAAACTCTAGTTCCAAACATTCTAGATTCTCTAGATGAACTAGAAACCCCAGAAGACTGGGTAACAAACAAGATTCTGACATCCTTTGATCAAGAACTAGATTTTATTGAAGACAATCGAGAAATTTTATTGAACAATTATCATCATACTATTGATGAGTTTTTCGATAAAGAATATGGATTAAACTTCACTGACCTCTGGTATAATGTATATCAAAATGGTGAGTATCAAGAGATTCATGATCATCTATACTCAAAGTTGAATCATTCACACTTCTCATTCATACATTTTCTATCGTATGATAAAGAACAGCATCAACCCCCTGAGTTTGCTGACCCGTTAAGGGCGATGAGATACCTGAGTCTTGAGATGGATTCAAATAATTGTGGAGAAATATATGTTCCACAGGTAGAGGAGGGGGACTTGTTGATGTTCCCATCATATCTACAGCATTGTGTACCACCTGGCAAACCAACTGAGAAACCACGAATAACAATTTCATTCAATGCCATCGTAACACAATACGATGACGAGCGGAGAATTTACTGAATGGGGTCGCATGACCCCTTTTTTCATGCTATACTGTCTTCAGTTCAAATCAAACCAGTGACCATTACCCTTCGCCCACACCAGCAGACTGCGGTTGACGCAATGCTGGAGCATGACAAAGGACAGGTCATCATTCCTACTGGTGGCGGCAAAACCATCTGTATGATTCAGGACTACCTAGACCATGAGTATCTTGGTTGTAGAACCACGGTGGTTGTTGCTCCCCGTATCCTTCTGGCGGAACAACTCTGCAAAGAGTTTCTGGAGTTGCTTCCTAAGGATTATATGGTCGCTGTCTACCATGTTCACAGTGGTGAAACTGAGCACTTTAGCAGCACCAAACCTGCACGGATCTACAACTGGCACAAGCAAGCATATAGCAATCAACTGATTTTTACCACCTATCACTCTCTTCATCGTATTCAGGAGAGTGGTATTCATATTGACACCATTTATTTTGATGAAGCGCACAATTCTGTCCAGCGTAATTTCTTCCCTGCCACTGAACATTTTTCTAATAACGCTAACCGCTGCTATTTTTTCACTGCTACTCCTAAACACTCTGCTACCATCTTCAAACCTGGGATGAATGATGCAGAGGTGTATGGCAAGGTCATTTGTAATGTTCCAGCACCTAAGTTGGTTGAAGAGGGTTTCATTCTCCCTCCTAAAGTTGTTGTGAAGCAACTGCCTCAGGGAGACTACAAACAGTCTGACTGTAAGAACTTGCTTGATACTATTGATGATAACTCTCTGAACAAAATCCTGATTGCTGCACGTTCTACTAAGCAGATTGTCAATTTGGTTTCAAAGAGTGACTTCTGTGCTGAACTTCGAGTGCGTGGATACAACTGGATGTATATCACTAGCAAGACTGGTGCTATCATCAACGGTAAGAAAGTATCCCGTGAGCAGTTCTTCAAGACTCTGAATCAGTGGGGTCAGGATGATACTCGCTTTGTGATCATGCACCATTCTATTCTCTCTGAAGGCATCAATGTTAAGGGACTTGAAGCAGTATTGTTCATGCGTAATATGGACTATATTGGTATCAGTCAGTCAATCGGTCGTGTAATCCGTCTGGGAGGCGCTGAGAAGACCTTTGGACTGGTATGTGTTCCAGTCTATGATAAAGTGGGTATCGGCACCGCTCGCAGTGTTCAGGCAGTGGTTGACACTGTATTTGAACAGGGTGAACCTGCCATCAGCGTTGTCAAACGCTGACCTTTCTGCTATACTAAAACCGTTCAGGAATCAAACCATGAAGTGCAAAGTCCAACTGTTCAAAGCAGGTACTGTTTTTGAAGAGGTTGTAATTGCTGTTGACTACTCTGATGCGAAACGAGTAGCACTCGCTCGCAATCCTGGCGCTACAGTAGTAAGTGTCAATGCTATCTTTGGATGAGTTTTCTAAAACCTTTCATTCCTTTTCCATCTATTCTTGATCCCAAACCCAAGACTCCATTGGGTTACATAACTAATGATGGACTTTGGGCAGCAATTCCATGCGGCAAAAAGTTCATGATTATACATAATGGGAATCAAGTAAAAGTGCTCAACACTTACAAACAATCTGTTGATTTCATCAACAACCAACGGAAAACCATTAAAAAGAAGTCACGCAAATGACCGATCAAAAACACGAAAAACGTAAAGACGCTCTCGGTCTTTTTTATGAGAGTGTCCTGAAACCAGATCATGAACTTCGTCAATGTGCTCACAATCAGGAGTGTTTTAATGAGTTGATGGAATGGCGAGAAGAAATTGTTCGCTATCTTGATAGTCGTAGGAATGAGGAGTTCCACTGATGGACTCACACATAATCCTCTTGGGGATGTTTGCGGTAGTAGCATATATCATCATAACTGATGAACGTGCTGCTGCCGCTTTTTTATAT